CTTCTAATTGGTAGTCTCTTGGAGTTAGAGAAAGGTTAATTGATTTAGCAAAATCAGAAACTTCTTGTATGGAGCATTCGTTAGCGTATTCAAGATCTTCTGATATCTCTATATCGTAGTCTCTGTCTTTACAGAAGGATGTAATGTATGGTAATAGACCGAGATACATTGTAGAGTTTTTATTGAAAAGACGTATCTTACCATCCCACATTCTGTTTCTATAGAGCGGCATAAACTTATACCCCGGAGCATAAAACGAGAAGAATTCATTCAACTCCTGTCTTATACCACCAGAGCAGTCTATTTTAATATATGCCTCATTCACTTTGGATAATGTAATCAATTCTCTATAAACCGAAGTTTGTAAGTTTACGCCAGTCAATACTATTTTTTATCTGGAAACCTCTGTTATTAATATTTTTTATTATATCTTCTAATAACGAAACAACTTCCTCTTGATATGATATCTTGGTTAGAAGTTTAATCATATCTTTATCACTATCTACATAACTACTTAGGTCTTGCTTGAGAACCGTGCGGCTCCATGGTTCTCTCTGGATCTCTCGTAAGTCCTCTGGACTGTTAAGGTCTCCTCTATAGTACTCGCCTAACACACGAGACAACGTCTTTCTCTTGATAAGATAGCTTTTAAGCTTAAGCTTTTCTTGATAAAGTATTCTAAGATATTTGGCGTGAAGGGTAGGTACTTTAAGACTCTCAACATCTAACTCTACATCATCTATCTTAGCGTCTTTTATCCACATTTCTGTTATTTCATCNACAAGCATATCATCACCTATAAAGATTACAACATAATTATATTATACTTGTCGTGTAATTACAACTAAATTTCTACAATATTATATATTGAGTATCTAAAGGTTACAGTTGCTTCTAGATACTGAATATCACTAATAGATGCATCGAATGTAAGTTCAGTTAGCGATACGGGAAATAGATCTTTAAAGTCTATACGTATATTAGGATTTTGATTACTTGTCATTACTATCAAAGAACCGTCTGAGAAAATATCTCCATTTTTAAATGCAGAAGAAGATCTACTTGTATATGCTGATTGATCGAATGATTCAGGTGATGCAAGTGACACTAGCCAGTTATGTATTTCCAAGTAGTTCTTTAGATCCTCATCAACCCTAAATCTAATAGATAGCGGCTCATACCGTAATTTGTCGCCTGGGTACGGCAGCGTTGCAAACGGAGTTGTTATATCGTAGTCTCCGAGTGTTAGAGTAGGAATCGGTACGCTATACGTAAAATAGTTAATGTTAGGAGTCCTGTTAAGAACGAACCTAAACCCGTTAGGGGATAACATATTTTTATTCGTAGGTTGATTGGATAATGCGCTCATATTATACCTCTATCTATATTTAGGCATAAAAAAAGGGCCCCTAAGGACCCTTTTAAGTAGACTGCTTAAGCAGTTCTTTTTATTACATAAGGTTAGACACACCAACCAGTCTGTAGTAAACGTTCTTATCGGCAAATGCGATTGAGCCGTTACCAGCGTCTCCGCCTTTAGCGAATGGGTTCGCGACCATGCCGTAGCGAGTCTTGAAGCCAATCTTAGGCTGGAACGTATCTTCGCCAACCGCACGAACCATTTGTAATGGAACATATGGGCAGTAGAAGAGACCAGCGTCAAATGCGCTAGAACCTTTGTAGCCTACAGTGAAGTACTGGTTGCCAGCTGAGCTTGAGAAGTAAGGATCGATGTATACTCTGATACGACCGTTCAATACACCAGCGAATGTGTTACCAGTATCGTCTACGTTAAGAGCAGCTGACAGAGCAGGAGTGTAATCAAGAACGCCAGCCATCTGAAGTGCAGAAGCAACATCTGAAGAACAAATCAGGATGTTACCCTTACCACGACGAGTGTCTTTAGCAATCTGGTTAGCTTCACGCTCGATCTGGAAGATCATACCTTTAAAGCGCTCAACTGACCAACGGCCGTTTGAGTCAACGTCAAGGTTGAATGTACCAGCTACTGCAGTGTTATCTTGTGCACCAGATGTAGCTGTGTAGTTAATTGTACGAACAACTTCTCTATTGATTTCTGAAAGGATCTCAGCAGAAAGGATGTTAGAAAGTTCTGTCTCAGCGTCAAGACCGTGTACTGCTTTAAGGTCTTGTGCAAGCTCCATTGTGTACTCAGCTTTCAGAGCACGTGAAACCGCTGTTACAGAAACCTTCTCAATTGAGAAAGCCATTTGCTGGAAGCCGTTATTAGCAGCATCGCCAAGTGCTTCAGCGCGAGCTGTTGACATACCAGTTGCTACTGTGTAGCCGTTAGCTGATACACGAGCTGTTGGATCAGTACCAGTTTGACCAGTAGTAACGCCATCAACAAGTGACTCATCTCTAGCAAAGCCAGAAAGAGTGTTACCAGCGGCTGACTTAGAGAAGTCAGTATCGGCTTCGTTGTACAGAGCCTCAGCACCACCTTGAGCACTGTAGCGAGCGCGCATTGCAAAGATTAGTCCAGTAGGACCAGTCATTGGCTGTACGCCTGCGATGTCATAAGCGATCAGGTTAGGCATAGAACGACGAACCAGCGAAATTAATACTGGATCGAAGATATCTACGCTGCCATCGCCTGCAACAGAAGATGAAGCACCCATTGCGTTAGCAGGTGCTGCCTCACCGAGCAAAGAAGGCATTGAATAGCCACCTGAGCCTTGTGCTGCTTCACGTGATGAGCGAGCCTGATTTTCGAGTAGNGTGGCGGTTACAGATCTACGATGAGCATCTTTAATCTCGGGAAGATCGGCGTGCTCAAGAACTGGCGTCCACTTTTGAACTAGTTCTTCAGATACATATTGCATTGTTTATCTCTCCTTACGGTTTTGATATTATTATTTATAATAATTACTTTTTCAATGTTCTTGAAATTGTACTGACATAGGCCGACATCTCCGGATCTACTCGACGTTGAGGTGCAACCTCTTCATCTAATGGCTCCGCGTCATCAAAATCACTCTCTACAGATGTTGCTTCATTTATAGAGGTAAAATAACTTTCTTTCAGAGTTTCAAGCTTCTGGACATATTTGTCCTCGTCGATAAAATCGACACTCTCAGCTAACACATAAAACTTTTCTTTCTGTGTTTCAGTGAGAGATTCAGAAGCCTCAGCTACAAGCTCAGCCTTCTTGAATTCGACCATATCAGCTTTAAGGTTAGCATTACGCTCAATCTCTTCGTTTAAACGAGATTCAAGTTCATCAGCGCGTGACGCTAGTTCTTCGACAACATCTACTTTATCGTCTGGAATTTCGATGTAATGTTCGACGAACAAATCTTTCAAGCCGTTAATAAAGCTCTCGGTTACTTCAGCCTTGATACCAGCTTCTACCGCAAGCTTATTGTCTTCCATCCAGCCCTCGACAACATAGTCAAGATACTGGTCTAGTTGACGAACAGTCTCTTCTTTTAGTCTATCTTTTTCTGCTTCAATCTCTGAATCAATATCTACAACGTATTTTTCAAGCTGCTCGTTTACTTTAGAAACTACAGCGGCTTCAAAAATAGTAACTGCTTTATCTTTAAATTCCTCAGTAAGGCTATCGTCACCTGCAAACAATGCAGCGACATCTTCACTGATATTTATATCTTCTGCAGACACTTTGTGTCCTGCTCTCACAATCTCAACAGTGTCGTCAGCATCTTCACTGATTGCACCCTGTGTTTCTAGAGCGTTAAGCATATTGTCGAAAGAATTCATGAGGTCTTCTTTTCTCATGGTGTTCATTCTTTCTACCATTGCTTGAATCATGCTCATTTTAGAAGCTTCCTTAACCTCAGTAGCCTTAGGCTTTACTGCGGTAGGCGCATCTTTAGGATCATCAGTCGCGCTTTTTGACTTACCAGGTGCCTTAGCCTTTGTAGCAGTAGGGGCTGGCACTTCTGATGGATCACCATAAGATGCTTTGAACTCGTCCAACTGGTCGCTGGTGAGGTCTTCTCTCATCTCTAGTTCTGTATCAGACATTACTTTTCTCCTTTTTGAGATTTGTTACTTTTATTATTTATAATATTACAATTTTGAGAGGAAGTCCTCAAAGATCTTTAGCTTAGTAGCGGTGAGATCTTGTGCTGACGCGTTGCTTATTTCATCTTTGTAATCATTTATTGTAGCTTCGCGAATAATACCGTTATCCCATATCCACTCACGATTCTCCATAATACCTTCTACAAATGCATCAGGGGCAGATGGATCAGCAACAATATCTGCTGCTGTAGCAAGATAAAAATCATTCTGAACTTCTGCGATACCGTTTCTATTAGGCTTAAGGGATCCCATTCCGCGAGAGGATACACCGATAGTGGCACCTTCATTCATTAGGTTTTTAACGATATTACCCATCGGTGTATCCATAATTTTCGCTTTGCCGATGAAATTACTTCCATCTTGTTTGAGCTCAGTAATCATATGCGATACACGATCAAGGTTTATTGTTGGACCTGATGGATGTCCGAGCTCACCAAACGCTCTTTTACGATCGATGTACTCAGTTTGGTAACGCGCTACCTCTTTTTGAAGTACTTCCATAGGATACATTCTCCCATTTCTGTTCTTCAAATTACCTTGCATGAAGACGCCTTTAATATAATGGCTTTTCTCCCCGCTATCATTCTCTTCAGAGAGGTATTGTAAGTCTTCGTTAATCTCGCATATGAGTTTCATTTTAGTATCTCGCTACGCCTGTGGCTTTAACTGTGTTTGCAGAGACAATAGTATCAGTTGGCTCTTTAACAATAATTTCAGATTGACCTGCCTCAATAACCACGGATCCAGACTGGCCACCACCATTTTCTGGACCTACAGTATTAGCTACTGTAACTACTTGTTCTGCTGAGTCCGTATTAACTACCCTAACCATTGTAGTTAGACCCATATTATTTGCTACACCTAGACCAGCAGTAGCTGTAAGAAGCTTAATCGTCGCCATCTACGCTATCCTCAATAAATGAAGCGAAGCTTTCTCTGATCTTCGAAGAGCCTTGCATTACAACGTCTTCGCCAGAAGCATGCTTCTTGCCACCCTTATGTTCTTCTGGATCCCCAGCTTTAACATTACCTGTAAACTGCGCATCTGTAGCAACAGGATGTGGAGCTTTTTCTACAGCATGCGCATTAGCAAAGTCTTCTTCGCCCTTGGAACGAGGCTTATAACCTTTAACTTCCTGCTCATCGTCTTTTACAGTTTTGTTATCTTGTGCTGGTGCACCCGGTGCTTCTACCAGCTGTCTAAATGTCTTCATCTGAGGCCTCATCTGCTATCTCTGGCTCATTAAGAAAATTTTGCGCTACAGCAACCTTCTCTACACCGATTCTTTCCCTGAGCTTGTCCGCAAGAGCGCTACTAATAGCATCTTGAAAACCAGCAGGGTTTCTACTAAACACTGTATCAACAGCATCTTCTAGAGAGCTTGACATTATATACTCCATTAGTTTTTATATATTTATAATGTAAGTTGTTTTGATACTACAACTTTACAAGATCATTATCTTCGCTTCAACTCTTCTATTTCATTCTTTAGATCTTTGACAGCTTCGATTAATAGACCAACTAGCGCGCCATAGTTTACAGATCGTAGACCTTCTTCATCTTCTCTAACAACTTCAGGAACAACTGCTTCTACTTCTTGAGCGATTACACCCATAGCGTATCGATCATCTTTCTTCCAATTGAAGTTAACTCCTCGAATTGCACCTAGTTTCTCTAAAGAAGATGCAATAGTAGTAATGTTAGTCTTCATTGTCTCGTCAGACGTTGCGTTAAAATCAACAGCTGTAACAATGTTTGCTGAGAAGTTTCCACTGCCGTCTCTTTGCACTACTTTATTCGCTGTTGCTGCGCTAGTGGCATCTACAACTGCAGCAGTACCTAAACCTAAATTGGTTCGTGCTGTACTAGCATTGGTCAAATCTGATAGGTTTGACGCTTTAGCTAACTTTTGTCCGATACTAGTTGTTACTGTTGTTGAGAAGCTAGCGTCATCACCGAGCGCTGCAGCTAACTCGTTTAGTGTATCTAGTGCTGCTGGAGCGCTATCAACTACCCCTGCTACTGCATTATCCACATAGGTTTTGTTGGCTGCATCGGTACCAAGTGTCACAGTATCTACACCTTGGATGCGACCTGTACCAGAAAGAATAATATCTCCGCCTGATACTGTTAGATCGGTTCCAACTGTAAATGCGCCTGATGAGCTAGAGTGGTTATGCG